CAGCTATCATGACGGCCTACAGATATGAACTCTTGAAGAACACGGGTTCATTTGTACAAACAATAAATGATACAATGGCGACAGGTGGTTTGTTCTACAATCAGGTTTTGACTATTCAATTCCCGAAACTAGATGCAGTTACTAATGATGAGCTTCAAAGCTTACTTCAGTCTAGACTTGTAGCTATCGTGAGAGATAGTAATAACAACACTCACATCATGGGTTACAGTGATGGCGCAGAATGTACTGGTGGTTCATTGAACTCAGGTACTGCAAAAGGAGATTCTCAAGGTTATGAGCTTACGTTCACAGCAGAAGAAGCACTTCCAGCACCGTTCTTCATTGATATTACTAACACAACAGCAAGATCAGGTTTGGCTTTCGCTCTTACTATAACACCGGATTATCCGACTGTATAATAAGAAATAACAGTTTTATTAATTACAAAGGGGTTGAGAATTTATCTCTGCCCCTTTTTATTTTATACACAAACAAAATGATACGACTTATACCAAATACAGCAGGTCAGTTTATGTATTTAACATTACAAGACTCAATAAAATATTTATCTAGCTTCTCAAACTACTTGGTTGAATTAAAAAGTCTCCAGTCTAATAGAAAGTATTACTTCATCGCTACACTAGGTGTTGATACTGATCGTTATAGTAGAGTTGATGTAGGTCTAGATACGGATGATGCAGTTAATGGTTCTATACAAATCACTGAATCTGGTCAGTACAAATACACAATTTTTGGACAAAATTCTTCAACGAACTTAAATCCTGATGATATTTCTGTTATAGGAATAGTGGAGGTCGGTAAAGCTGTTCTAGTTACACAAGTAGATTACTTTAACGAATACACACCTACAATACCTAACGACACAATTTATTATACTTCATAAACATGGCAAATAGAAATAGAAATAGAAACAAAAGCGTAAAAGCACCACTAACACAAACACAAACGCAAGAATTTTCTTACGCTCACACAGTTAGTTTTGGCGCATACGTTGAAAAAGAATTTGCAGAGAAAAAGAGTGCGAAAGGTAGTTGGATTAACTACGGTGCAGACAATCTTTATCCGCAGTATCTAGTTAATTTGTTTACAACTTCCGCAGTACATGGTGCTTTAGTACGTTCTATTGCTACTATGGTTGCCGGTGATAGTCTAGAATCAGATAACGAAAAAACTAAATCTGCTATAGATGCGATAGGATTGCAGAAAGAAATTTCACACTTGGCTTTTGACTTAAAAATGCAAGGTGGTTTTTATCTGGAAGTGAAACGAGATGCGAACTTGAAAGTAAACAATGTAAGACACATACCATTTCAAGAAATTCGAATTGGTGAAAAAGATGAAGATGGAAACATTAAAGAATTTTTCCACTCATTAGATTGGTCAGATAGTAAAGTTGAAGTAAACCCTATCAACCCTTTTACATCTAAAGCTAAAATAGGTGAAGTACAATTGTTTTACTGTCTACCTTACATCACTGGTTCTGACACTTATCCACACCCTGACTATATTGCAGCTGTAAACTGGATCGAGGTTGACAAGAATACTGCTTTGTTTCACAACAACAACATTGCGAATGGTCTATCTCCAGGATTGCTTGTAAATTGGAAGAATGGTATCCCAAGTGTAGAAAAGCAAGTGGAAATCAAAGAAAAAATGGAAGCTAACTTGGCTGGACCGAGAAATGCGGGTAAACTTATTATGACTTTTAGTGATGATGACATCTCTGCACCGGATATCACACCAGTTCCTTTATCAGATGCCTCAGATCAATATCAATTCTTAGCAGATGAGTCTACTAATGAAATTATGGTAGGTCACAGAGTTGTATCTCCAGCTATGTTTGGAGTTAAAACTGCAGGTAGTCTAGGTAATAAGCAAGAATTGGAAACTGCTGCACAATTATTTCACCACAATGTTATAATTCACATGCAAAAGTACATAACTGAGTGCTGTGAAACACTACTTTCAAGTAACGGTGTGAACGGAAATGTGTATATTTACAACAGCAATCCACTATTACCAAAGCAGTCTGTAACAGCTACAGCTAAAGATTCAGTTACTACTATTACGGATCTAATTGTAAAGGTAAACAAAGATGAAATTACTAGAAATCAAGCAGTTTTATTGATGACATCTTTACTTGGATACACACAAATTGATGCTGAAGGTATATTTCCGGAAGAGATCGAAGCAATTATTAACGAATCAAATACAGAAGACTAATGGCATTAGCACCAGAAATACTATTTTTAAATAGTGACTATCTTAAGCGTTACACAAACCTTAATAGTTCCGTACAAGATGATGTGATAAAACCATCCATTATTATTGCACAGGATAAGCATGTACAACTGTATTTAGGTACAGATTTGTATGACAAATTGTTGGCAGATATACAAGCAGGCTCTTTAGCGGGTAATTACTTGGCACTAGTCGAGAATTATGTGTTGAAATCAGCCATGTGGTGGACTATGGTTGAATTGCTCCCAAATATGCAAAACCAAATTGATAATGGTGGTCCAATGGTGAGAACTAGTGAAGATTCACAGCCATCTAGTTCATCTGGGCTTAGAACTTTGATTAACCAAGCAAGAGACAATGCTGAGTTTTATACCACCAGAATGGTCGACTATATAACTAACAACAGCAACTTGTTCCCAGAGTATACTAGCAATAGCGGTGCAGATATTAACCCAAGCAGAGATGCTTACTCAGAGAATGGGATACAATACGGTTCAAACTTAAGATAATGGCAAGTAGAAGTAAAGATGTAAGAACAGACAAAAATCTGATTAAATTAGAGTTTTGGATTCAAGAGAATGACAAGAAAGATAGTGAAACCGATAAAAACAAAAGGATACCGGAATAGTATCTGAATAATACAAGGTTTATTATTACCTTTGTCACTTGAATGGTAGAGGTCATTCTTAGTTTTGTAAATGATATAGAATGGTGTTAGAAAGTCTAGCACCATTTTTTTGTGTCAAAATTTTTACTCTCTCTCTCTCTTTATACGTCAAATAAAAAATCAAAAATGAGAACACCCCGACTTTTTAAAATGACGAAGGAACTTTGAAAAAGAAAGTATAGCTTTGGGATGGTGAATCTGTTGTCTGCCGGGCAACGGAGAGGTAGGGTGTGGCTAGACAGTTGTCTGTAGGAGCAAACCTGCCTTATTATGCAATTCAGATTTACCACAAAACCATTGAGAACAACAATCTTGCAAAAATCAACGCAACGCGGGTGTTGCGTTTTAGAGTTTTAATTAATCTACTTTCACTCTCACTTTAAGTCAAAAAGTGTACACCCGTGTTGCATTTTAGGGTGAATCGCAACAAATTTTATATAGTTTGACTGAATTCCGAACTGATTGTTTAAAAAGTTTCCATTAATTCACAAATAAACAAGTTACCTGAAGGTTTGATTTTTTAGTCTTATATTTAAGGTATCAATAAAAAAGAAGATAAGATGAAGAACAATCAGAAGATAATCGAGAAAGCAGTTAATTTAGAGGCACAGTTTGTACCACAGTTTGGTGACGTTGTTCCGATGATGAAGCAAGTAATGGATCTAAGTGGATACAAGAGATCAATGCAAGCTTGGTACTGGATTCAAGGTTTGATGATGAGTCAAACAGCTAAAGATGTTATTGCTGACAGAGGTCAGTTGTTCACTATTGTCACTGCTAAAGCTTCTGAGTTTCAAAAAGAGTTAAATCACACTTCTGGTACTGTAGCTCGTGCATCTATCAAACACTTAGTTGACCTTGGATACATCAAGCAAACATCTACAAAGTCAGAATACATTGTTAATCCTTGTATAGCTTCTATGAAAAGTGTTTCAAACCGTATCCCAACTATCATTGCATACTACACAGAACATAATGGTGGTGGTAAATCAGATGTTGTTTTCTCTACACTAATCGAGAAAGTTGGCAGTATATCAGAACTAGAAGAAAAGTATGATGCAATTCACAGTAAAGTATACGGTCTACCCGCTAAAAATCAACTTATGTCAATAAGTAACCTATCTGTCTAAAACTAAAAACTATGATTCCTCTAATCAATTGTTACTTAATCACTATTTGTTTACTTGTTACATTTAAGTCTGTGCTTCACAATAAAGAACGTATACTTTTAAGCATTGAATTTAGTAAACTTTTACTACACAAGTGTAAGCTAGCATTCAGTAAAACAACATGAAATATGTGCTAGCTTTACTCAAATTCTCTGCAAAGCACGGAAGTTTTTACCAGCTTGTTCCCGGAAATGAAGAAGAAGTTATTAAGCACCTAAATGACTGTAAACACAATTTTAAGCAATTTAAAATCACAGTCTCTGACGTTATCATTAGTAGCAACAAATTATACATTAAAGAAGAGTTTGCTTTCAAGAATGATTTTGTCATTGGAGTTTTAAATAGTGAAAGCAGATATCACCCATTCTTAAACCGGTTAACTGGTGAAAATGGTTGCTTCATAAGCGAGAATGAGAACTTGAAATTGAATAAGATAAAGTACGATACACAAGATACCACTTGGGAAGATAGCATTACTTGGAGTGGTTTAAGTTTACAAGAATTAAAAAGAAATCAATGGCTTTATGCTATTTAAAAATCTAAATTATGACTGATAAAAAACACACATTAGAGCTCATCAGACACGAGAACAACGAAGAGTATACACTAGGTAAGCTTGTGTTCAACGGTGTCTTTATGTGCTACACTCTGGAAGACCCTTACCACGAAATCAAGGTAGATGGCGACACTAGAATTAATGCAGGTGTCTATGAAGTACAATTGAAGAAAGTTTTAACTGGTTTGACTAAATCATACAGAAAAAGATTTGATTGGTTTCAGTTTCATCTAGAAATCAAGAATCTACCTAGACACAAGAATGTATACATTCACATTGGGAACACAGTTAAAGACACTGCAGGTTGTGTTTTAGTTGGCGGTGGTCTAAATAAGAACTCTCTTAGCTACAGTGTCAAAGCCTATGCTAGTTTATACAAGAAATTAGAAGCTATACTTAAGAATGGCGAAGAAATAGAAATTAACATCATTAACGCATACAAAAACGACTAATATGGCATCTCAAGAAAAAACAGTAGAACAGATTACAAGTGAACTACGAGAACAATACAACGTAATACAGTCTAACAGATTAAAACTAATCAATCAAGTTTTAGGACAATTACTTACTAACAGCTTAACACAGTCCGAGGCGGCTGAAAAATTGTTGCTACTATTGAACATGGTAGAATATGAAACTGTTAAAACAATTCAGGAAGAAGATGAAACTATAATCACCAAATAATTAATATCCAACAAGATGAAAAGACAACCTCAACCAGAAAACATGGCAGATTATTTTGCGCTAAACTATGATAATCTAGTAAGATATGCTACTAAGTTCACAACTGAGCCTAATGATTTAGTACATTTCATTTACATGAAGTCAGTTAAAGCTAATTTCGTATACAACACTAAACAACAAACAGATTGTTGGTTTAAAATGGGTATTAAACGCTCTAGTTATTCAGATTTTGACAAATTATACAACAATAATCATCAACAATTTGAAGAAGAGACTCACGAAGTTGAACCAAAGGACATAACTAAGCGTATAATGTATGAATTAGTTGATGAACAGATCCGCTTTTTGACTGGTTTTGACCGTAAGCTAATTGAGGTTTATCTTAGAGGTGAAAATATGGCAGAGCTTTCAAGAGAGTCAGACATACCATACCAAACTATACAAAGTTCTATAAGACGGTCTATAGCTGCTATTAAATCACGTATAGCTACAAGACTTGAAAACGATATAGAAACAGAATTTTAATAATTTTAAAACATAAAACGATGTCAAACAACACAAACAATTCAAGTTCAAAGATAAGTACTGTAACGCTTTTATCACTTTTATTTGTCGCTCTTAAATTAACAAAAGTTATTGCTTGGTCTTGGTTTTGGGTTCTTTCCCCACTTTGGATAAGTGCAGCAGCATTAATAGTAATAATAGCTATAATTTATCTATTCGTTAAGAAATGAAAAAGAAACCGGTCACACCTAAAAAGGTCAGAGTAAGAGAAGTACAGCGTATCATTGTTAAACCAGTGTATACCTACGTTGATTACAGCTGTCATTATGTTATACGGAAATGTGGTATAATTACAGAAGTAGCAGCTGCCACAACTTATGTTAAAGGCACAAAGAGAAATAACACTTCTTCTGTTATAATAGGTGTAATGGGAGATAAAAATTATAGTGGTCCACAGAAACAAGCTGTTGCCTACCTTAAATACATACTGGAGAAAAGTACTGGATACGAATTAACTATACACGCTATTGAAGAACTTGAACCAACATACCCTTTTAAGTTGAATGAAAACCCAAGAAATTGGACACAATCTTTAATCTAAATTAAAATGAAAAATATAATCAATTATTTTAAAAAACCATTGGTGGCTATTGCCTTTTCAAGTACAATTTTACTAGTTGTTCTTAAATGTTTGGGTGTATTGGTTGGTTCATGGTGTATCGCATTTTTACCACTTATCACATTAGGTGCATTTTATGCTTTACTATTGACATTTGTGCTAAGCTTCGCATTGGTAGCCGCAGTAAAAAGTGAAATTAAAAGACGAAAACTAAGTAAACAAAAAAAAAAATGTTAAATAAGAAAGTTAAAGGATTGGGAGATTTAGTAGCTAAATTTGCTAATTTCACAGGCGCAAAAGCACTTGTTGAATCTGTAGTAGGTAAAGATTGTGGTTGTGACAAACGTCAAGAACTGATGAATGAAATGTTGCCTCTAAACACAGAGGTATCAGACCTTTCTGAAGAAGACGAAGAAGTACTACACAGTAAAGCCTTGTCTCTAGCATTTGTAGTAAATGTGAAAAGAAGAGCACACTTAACCAAAGAAGAGCACAAATTGTTTTGGGATATTTACAGACACTACGTCAACGAAAAGAAGAAAAACACTAACTGTAATAAATGTGTAGTAAATTCTATTGATGAATTGCATCGAATATTGACCCAATAATTGTTATATAGATATGAACAACAACAATAACGAACATAAAAAAAGTGGTAGACCAACCAAGGCAGAGGAATTTAGAACCTTTGAACTTGGTCAGAGTGCCATACAAGAAGAATTTGGATCAGAGTCTGTATTTTGGTCATTTATTGCAGGTGAAGCCCGTGAATCTAGAGACCATTTGAAATTTCTTCTTGAATACACATACGGTAAAGCTCCAAATAAGCTAGATGTTACCGGAACTGTAGAAACTTTCAGTGTGCCAAATTGGTTCGAAGAAATAGATGAAGAAGATAAAGAAGAAAGCGATGATTCAAAAGACGAAACAAAAGATTAACCCTAATTTAAGGTATTTGTACGACAATGTACCATCTTCTAGAATTTCACTTCTTCAAGGTGGTACTAGGTCGGGCAAGACTTATGCTATAATAAATTATCTGATATACATGTGCGTGAATCACACAGGTATGGAGATAGATATCACAAGAGATACATTCAAATCACTTAAAGCAACAGCTTGGAAAGACTTTCAAGATGTGCTTACTAATTTTGGTATGTACAACTCTGAAAATCACAATAAAACAGATGGTGTTTACACTCTAAATGGTAACACTATCAACTATTTTGGTTCAGATAACGATGGTAAAGTACACGGTAAATCCAGAGACATACTTTGGATAAATGAAGCGCAGTTACTTAGTGAGCCAGTACTAGACCAATTGCTACCTAGAACTCGTCACAGAGTCATTATGGACTACAATCCAGCTTTAGGTGATGACCATTGGTTAGATCCTTACATTGAGAAGTACCCACCTCTAATCACGACATATAGAGACAATCCACACTTAACTAAGTCTCAAGTAAACGACATAGAAAGTCGTAGGGAAAACAAATACTGGTGGTCTATCTATGGAATGGGTGAGCGTTCTAGAGTTGAAGGTACAGTCTTTAATAATTGGAGTGTAGGTGAGTTTAATGATGACTTACCTTTTTGGTTTGGGCAAGATTACGGTTTTTCAAATGATCCAACTACACTGGTTAAAGTAGCCATAGATAACAGTAAGAAGATAATTTATGTACATGAGTTGTTCTATGAAACAGAGTTAAGTAGTGACTCAATAGGCAAGTTGAACAATAAGCATGCAAAAGACTTTCCTATCATAGGAGATTCTGCAGAACCTAGATTAATAGCAGAATTACGTAAGGCACACAGGCTCAACGTTATACCTGCAAAAAAGGTGACTATAAATGAAGGTATAGTTCTAATGAATAACTACAAAATTATTATCACACCATCAAGTAAAAACTTAAAGTCTGAATTTTCAAAATACAGATGGCAAGATAAAGGCAAAACTGTACCAATTGATAACTTCAATCACCTGATAGATGCAATTAGATATGCTTGTATTTGGAGAATTGCCAGACCAAACTACGGAAAATATGCAGTTGCGTAACTTAAAAAATGAAAGTGAAAGTAAGTTCCCTAACGATTTAAAATAAAAGTTGTATATTTAAACTAAGTTCAATAATGGACTAGATTAAATTACAAAACATGAATACTCTAACAATTTTTACCCTCTTATCTAACGGTGCTACAATTCAAGATGTGTATGATACACCGTCAAACACTTTAACTTTCAGAGAAACCTACAGAGCCTGCAAAGCTATCGATCCAGATTCAGACCTAAAACAATTTACAGAAGACGAATTGATTGGTGAAGTTTGGGCAGAGTGCGAGACATATGGAGACGTTGACTTAAACTCAGGTTACTTTGTATCAAATAAAGGTCGTGTGAAAAGATGCCCAACTGAGTACCACAACAGAAGAGAAAAGCAATTTTCTATTAGACTTAATTATGATGGTTACAGCCAGACTGTTTTACAGAAACTTGGTGAAGACAATTTAAGAGTGAAAGTTTCAATACACAGATTAGTTGCACAGTACTTCTGCACTGGTATGAAAGACACATTACAAACTGACCACATCAACGGTCTGAGATCTGACAATCGTGCTGAAAACTTACAGTGGGTAACACTAAATCAAAATATGGCTAAAGCTGCTGTATCAGGTAGAATGAGAAAAGGCGAAACATCACCGTTGGCTACATTGACTGCTGAACAAGTTACAACTGTGAGAGACTTGCATGACCAAGGTTTAACTGTGAGAGACATTTCACATCAATTAGACATCCACAGAAGTACAGTATCAACAGTGATCACCGGAAGGACTTGGGCACATTTACCACAGTGTCGTAGAGTCTTTACCAGTTCATTCACAGAGATTTCAGATGCTGACTATGCACGTATTGCAAGAGCTATTAGATACAACCCTAAATCACCTTTCACTAATCTAGATATCAAGTTAAACTTTACAAAAGGTACTTGTGGTCAGATTAACATTGGAGCAAGAGGTGCACACGTTACAGGTGCTAGTAAAGATAATCCGATCAGAGAAGGCTGTACTCGTGGTGGTTCAGCTCATGGATTAGCTAAGTTCACTGACAAGCAAATCATTGAAATGCGTGGTATCTATGCAACAGAGAAGATAAACATTGCACAGTTAGCTCGTCAATATAGCTGTGATCCAAATTCAATGTCAAATATACTCAAAAGAAGAACGTATAAGAACGTCTAACAATTAAGACTAGAATGGGTTGCTGGAAACGGTAGCCCATTTTTTTATGCCTAAATGAAAACACACAGACTTCTTAAACTGAGTTTAGGAAGAGATGATATTGAAGAAGTTTCTTTATTTTCTTTAATTTCTTTATTCCTTTAGCCCCCTCGAAATGGTTGCTATCAATCACTCTCTGGAGATCGGATGCAAATGACATTATCATAACTGAAAATGTGAGTAGTAAAAGTGATAATGTGAGTGTCACTTTTGAAAATGAGAGTATCACTTTTAAGTTAAAAACATCCAAACTTCTTAAACTCGGTTTAGGAAGAATTGAAATTTAAAAAGTTTCTTTAATTTCTTATATTTCTTTATTCCTTAAGGGTCTCTGAAACGCTTGACTGACATGACACACTGATAATACCATGCACTCTCAAAAATCATAGTTGCAAAATGTATGTGCATAACTGCACTTTGATAGTGCACTTTTGCAAAACCAGAGTGCATTCACATTTAAAAGTGAACCTTAAAATCATAATTATTTAAACTGCATTTCAATTTGCTATTTTACCTGAAATTTACAAACTAAGGTGCTATCTTAGCATTATAGGTTTTGGTTTAGCGGCTGAGTAATTAGGTATGTCAATCACCTCCCTTATTTTTACAGATTGACTTAAAAGAAGACAGATGATTATTTTAGAAAACTTAAAGAAAACAAATAAGACGATTTATAGAAATCGTCTTGAAAAAATAAATTGCGAATATATGTTAAAGCCACAGGATATGAGAACCGGACAACAAATGGATTTAGTAGGTTTACCCGCTTACAGAGTATTTGTTGAGATATGTGATTACTTTTATTGTAACGACGAAGCTATTGTTATAGATTTGGGCTTCCGTAAACTACTGAACGAAACATTAAAGTATGAACGAATTTCAACCCTAAACAAGCACATACAAACATTATTCAAGTACGACTTTATAGGTCATTTGAAAGACAGTCTTTACATCATCAACCCTATTGCTTGTTTTAAAGGCAGCTACAACAAAGAGTATAAGAAGTCCGTTGAAAATTATTACTGTTCAATTTCACAAGAGGATTTTAACTTTGAAGATAAATCAAGAAGCACCGCTTTTGTTGACGCTTATAATGCTTCTAACACTTAAAATATTTTTCCCCGGACACACTGAATGCTTCACTTTTGAAAATCTATCTTTCAGCAAACAACTAATACCATGA